CTCGAAGAGCATCGAGGAGCTGTTGGCCACCGCGCTGGACCCCTCTGCCAAGTTGCAGCCTGGTCCTGACGTGATGGAAAACAGGGACGCCCCCGACGGTGTCCAGAAGGTATTCCCTCTCCGGCCGGCGGGCATCGTCTCCACTGCGAGTATTCCCGTCGTTCCTTCCAACTCTTCTCACTCTGGCATCAGCACCATTGTTGAGCGCATCCTCAAGTCGGGAGCCTACGGAAAAGGTCTCGTCGACAAGGAGTTCTTTGCTGTCTTCGTAGCCTGGGTCATGGAAAACCTGGACGAGATGGGCCTCACCAAGAACTGCGTCGCTCCGATGCCCTTCGCCGAGTGGAACTCACACTACCCTCCTGCCCAACAAGCCACACACATCAAGGCGCTCGACTCCCTGCACGTGGGGGACTACAGTTCCAGGCACGTGAACGCGAGAGGGGAGTTTGTGAAGATAGAGTCACTCACCAAGTCCGTTGACGATCCCACGGGCTCTGGTGTTCCCAGCCTCGCACCCAGAGGCATCCAGTCTGGCACAGCTCACCACAACGTAGCCACTGGACCTTTCTGCAAAGCTTTCTCCAAGCACCTCGCAAAAATCTGGAACGTGTCCAACACTAAGGGACCCATGTACACGTCCGGAGCCACCACCGATCAGATCGGGGCGGCTTACGAGAAGGCAGCCAACTTGTTTGGCCGCGGATTCCTGGAGGGCGACTTCGCCAGATTCGACTCCACCATCCACCAACTTTTCCTTGAGCTCGAGATCCGAATCTACGAGCACTGCGGCGCTGACCCGCAGACTGTCCTGGCTTTCAAGAATGGCATATTCACGAAAGGCCAAGACAAGTTCAAGAACAAGTACTCCGTCATGGGAGGTCGCCACAGCGGCGACCACAACACCTCCTGCGGCAATTCCCTTTTGCAGGGCCTGGCCATCATGTTCAGTCTGGCCTTCGATGACCTCATGAATCAACAGGTCAACCGTGCCCACGCAATATCCACCCGCGGCGTCTCCGCTGCTGGTGCTGAGGTGCGACTCATGTCGTACCGCGAGACCGTAGAACATTACGACCTCGTCCTCTTCCTCCTCGGCGATGACAATCTCGCCATCGGCGACGACGCCAAACTCAAAAGCGTCCGTCTCGCCGATCTCCTCCTCCGTCTTGGACTGGAGCTCGAGCCCAAGTACCACTCCGGCGCAAATGCCCGGTACGTCGCCTCGTTCTGTTCCCAGCGGTTTTACCCTGTCACATGCAATGGTGTGCCAGCCACCATCTTGGCTCCTGGCATCGGCCGGTGCTCCGTCAAGAACGGTTGGTACGTCAACCTGCCTGACAAACTCTCGGACCATTCCGTAGTCCGCGGCGATTCCATCGGCCGTGGCCAGGACTGTTCGGGAGTCCCTTTCCTGAGACTCCTGTACAAGAGACAGCTCGAGCTCACTGCTGGCCACAAGGCCATCTCGTCAGCTGAGGTCCAGAAGAGGCAACTCAACACATCACACGCTGAGAAGCACTACTACCCCAACCCGGACACCTACGCCATGGTGTACGAGGTCTACGGCCTCACCGAGGCCATGGAGAAGGAGTACTCCAGCCTGCTGGACCAGGTCACAGACATTCCCTGTGTCCTGGACTACGCCCCCCTTGCACACGCCGCCGCCATCGACGGCGTTCGCAAGGACCCCCACGGCACGTCCGTCGACCGCAACCCTCCTCGGGAACACACCCCCGCTGTCGACCCGTCCCTTTTTTCCTCAGCTCTTTCTTTCGCTGCGTCCCTTTTCCCTTCCGGCAACCTCCTCCCCCCTCCCATGATTTGCATGGACTGTGGGAAAGTCGAGTGCAAGTGTGAGGACGGGCCTGATCGGGGGCTGTCGGACTCCATTCCCAATCCCTCCGCAGACACGGAGATGGAGCGGGCTTTTGCCGGTTTGTTTTAAGTTGATCACTTAACAACCACCATGTTCACTGTCTAACATTGGATTCCAGCTGCGCAACCGCAGCTGATTCAACTGTAAAGACCGACCCGGTTCCAAGGCCGTGGTGCGTAGCTGGTTACTACGTTATCTGAGGACAGTTGAACATCCTGGCCGCCGGGTGGCGGTCCCCTCCAGGGGGACTAGGCATCATAATGCTGACCGCCAACCCAACGCTGCACTCATACTGCCGCGTACACTCTTC